ACCAATGTACGGTGGTGCTTGTGCAGGGATGTATACTCGCTCTATTGCTGACCTTTCTGCAATCTGCGCGAAGTATCAAATCCCGTTGCAATTGTACTTCTTGTTCAACGAATCGTTGATCACGCGTGCACGTAACTACTGCGTCGACGAATTCCTGCGTAGTGGCGCAACCCACTTGATGTTTATTGACTCGGACATCGGATTCAACCCGAACGACGTCTTGGCTCTTTTGACGCTGATGACAGATGAAAGTCCATACGACGTCATGGGCGGTCCATACCCTAAGAAGTGTATCTCTTGGGAAAAGATCAAGATGGCCGTCGATAAGGGTGTTGCAGATGAAGATCCAAACGTTCTTGAGAAGTTCGTTGGTGACTATGTGTTCAATCCTAAAGGCAACCAACGCGAGATCCCATTGGGCGCTCCAGTTGAAGTTATGGAGATCGGTACTGGATTCATGATGGTCCGTCGTAAGACGTTCGAGGACTACGCAAAAGCGTTTCCACACCAGTCATACAAGCCAGATCATGTCCGTACAGAGCACTTCGATGGAACACGTGAAATCCACGCGTATTTCGATTGTATCATCGATCCAGAAAGCAAGCGCTATTTGTCAGAAGACTATATGTTCTGCTACAACGTAGAGAAGATGGGTGGTCGTGTGTGGTTCTGTCCATGGATGCAATTACAACACGTTGGTAGTTATGTATTTGGTGGCAGCTTGGCTGACCTTGCATCGATCGGTGCATCGGCTACAGCAGACGTCAACAAGATTGGCGGCAAGCCAAAGGCTAAGTGAGGATTAAATGAAACTTGAAGGACGCACAATTTCGATATTGAAAAACTTTGCGAGCATTAATCCTTCGATCATGTTTAAGCCAGGTCAAAATTTGAGGACAATGAGTCCTCAAAAGACGATCTTGGCTCAAGCAACGATCAAAGAAGCAATGCCAAACGAGTTTGCGATTTATGACCTAAGTCGTTTCCTGAGCGTGATGAGCTTGTTCCAACAACCATCACTTACGTGCCACGACAAGTATGCAGTAATCAGTGATGGATCTCAGAAGGTGAACTATACGTTCGCTGATCCAACAATGATTGTTCTGCCATCTGACAAGACACCAAAATTCGAAGCAGATGTTAGTTTTAAACTGCCAGCTGATGCATTGAACAAAGTGCAAAAGGCAATGGGCGTTTTGAATATGCCTGAGCTTGCTGTTGTTGGCGATGGCCATAACATTATGGTGCAAGCTATCGATAGTAAGAACCCATCTGGCGACAGCTTTGCTGTTGAAGTCGGTGAAACGGAGCACACATTCAAAATGATCTTCAGAGCCGAAAACATGAAGATTATCCAAGCAGATTACGATGTTGCTATTTCGTTCAAAGGCATCTCGCACTTCAGATGTGAAGACGTCGAATACTGGATCGCAACCGAATCAACCTCAACACAAGGAAAATAATGAGACCTACATCCAATTTTAAAATGAGCGGTACAACGAAAGCTATGTTGGCACTCATGCCTTTCAAAGATCAGCACGATCGTGCTTCTTTTAAGCGTGCTATGATTCAAGCGCAACTTGCAGCCGAGGTGGCAGGACGCGCAAAGCTTGATAAAAGCGCGAGAGAAGAGTAAAATGGATGCTAAGGCGATTGAGGATCTCATCGCTGAACTGGAGGAGTCAATAATCCTCCTCCAGGGCAAGCCTGGTAATTATGAAGCAGTAAAATCACTGCAAACACAAGTTGAAACACTACGTGAGAGATTGAATACATTATGATTGATATTGATAAGAAAGCCCTCCGCGGGTACCTAGATGAAATGTCTGCTAGCATGTTCCGTGCTGGTGGCGAACGAGACTTCCAGAAAGAAGCAACCAAGGATGCTGCTGAGAAGTTTGAAATGAAACCAAAGATGCTGAAGAAAATGGCACGCATCTATCACAAACAAAACTTCTCAGAAGAGATTGCTGATACAGCTGAATTCCAAAAGTTGTATGAAGATGTCGTGTTGACAGTAGCATCGCTTGGAGATGGTAACAATGCGTGATGACTTCCTATGGGTCGAGAAGTATCGTCCACGTACTGTAGCTGATACCGTACTTCCAGCCGAACTGAAGGGAACATTCCAGCAGTTCGTTAATGATGGAGTGATTCCTAACTTATTGCTAACTGGTCGTGCTGGTACTGGCAAAACTACAGTCGCCCGAGCAATGTTGGAAGAGCTTGACTGTGACTACATCATCGTCAACGGTAGCTTGAATGGTAACATCGATACGTTACGTTTTGAGATTCAGCAATTCGCTTCAAGCGTATCGCTGTCTGGTGGTCGTAAGTATGTTATCCTCGATGAGGCTGACTATCTGAATGCAAACTCTACACAACCCGCACTTCGCAACTTTATGGAAGAGTTTTCAAAGAATTGCGGCTTCATTCTAACTTGCAACTACCCAAACAGAATCATCAAAGAGCTGCATAGCCGTTGCAGTGTAGTCAACTTTAAAATTCCGTCTGCAGAGAAACCAAAACTAGCTGCTGGATTCTACCGCCGCGTTGTTGATATCCTTAATCAGGAAGGAATTGCATTCGAAGCTAAGGCAGTTGCTGCTGTAGTGGAGAAACACTTTCCAGACTTCAGACGTACGTTAAACGAGCTGCAGCGCTATTCGTCGAATGCTAACAAAACAATCGACATTGGCATTCTCGTAAACGCACAGGAAGAATCGATTAAGTTGTTGGTAGAGGCAATGAAGAGTAAGGATTTCTCTGGCGTGCGCAAATGGATTGTCGACCATATCGACATGGAGCCGAGCGTATTGTTCAGGCAGTTCTATGATCATGCACATGAACACTTTACACCATCTGGTGTAGCGCAGCTCGTGCTTATCTTGGCACAATATCAATACAAGCAAGCGTTCGTTGTTGATACAGAGATCAACCTCGTTGCATGTATGACGGAAATTATGATTGAATGTGAGTTTAAGTGATGTTTAAAATTGGTAATTTCAATCCCGATCCAGTGTGGCATCGCCACATCAGCTTTGCTAAGAGTGCTGTTCGTATCCTAGCAGGTATAGCGATGATGTTGATTGATATCGAATGGGCCGCCATTGCTGGTGCATTGATAATCGCTGCAGAAGCTCTTGGCATCATCGAAGAGATCGTCTGATGTTGGATATATTTGCCCCAACGGTCGAATGGATCAAAAACGACTGGAAGAGCAACCGGTTGCGTTTTAGCGCAGAGGTCGGCGCATGGGTTCTTAGCATCAGCTGCTCGCTTGCTATGGCACTCACTGTACCAAACCCACCTCTTAAATACCTATACATTCCATGGGTCATTGGTACGACCATCTATGCGTGTTGTGCTTATAGCCGACGGTCCTTCGGAATGCTCGCCAACTATACTCTTCTCGCCATTATCGATGGAATTGCCCTCGCTAAGTGGTGGCTATAATTATGACTCCTTTTGACTTTGTAAACGCTATCAATATGTCGAAGAAGGACCTAATGACAGGATCTGAGGACGACATTCAAGCAGAGAAAGACTACGTACCATTCGTAGTCAATCGATCTCTATCATATTTCCCCGACACACTAATGCACGTAAACGAGATCAACCAGTATGGCGATCTCGATAAAAAGCTTCAATTTCACTTCTTGCTAAATAGCATTCGACCAGGAAAACGTTTTTCGAAGTGGGTAAAGAAGGAAGAAAGTGCAGATTTACAACTTGTTATGCAACATTTCAAGTATGGCCTAGAAAAGGCTAAGCAAGCACTACCGTTATTATCTGATGAACAACTATCCATTATAAGAACTATACAAACAAGTGGAGTTGAAAATGACAAATATACTTGACTCATTAGTCGAGGTGAAGCTTGCCAAAGAAGATGATTTTTTAAAAGTACGTGAAACATTAACGCGAATCGGGGTTGCATCGAAGAAGGATAGGATCCTTTTTCAGTCTTGCCACATCCTACATAAGCAGGGCAAATATTACATAGTACATTTCAAAGAGTTGTTTGCGCTTGATGGCAAGCCGACTAACATCTCAGAAGATGATTTATCAAGACGCAATACAATTGCAAACCTAGTTGCCGAGTGGGGACTAGTGGCGCTAGTCGATGAGCAGAAATCGAAAGATCCTGTATCGCCGCTATCGCAAATAAAAGTGCTTCCATTCAAAGAAAAGAATGAATGGGAATTGGTAGCCAAATATAACATTGGTCATAAAAAATAAGTTGACCTTGCTAATATAATATAGGATGATTTGGTTATGAGAGGTAAGTGGCATACACGATTTTATGAGCTGGCAGTCCACGTGGCGCAGTGGTCCAAAGATCCAAGTACTAAGGTAGGCGCTTGCATTGTCAATAGCGACAATCAAGTGCTTAGCTTAGGGTTCAATGGTTTTCCGCGCGGCATATTCGATTTTGCTAAGAGATATGATGATAAGGAAACGAAGTACTTGTTCGTTTCGCATGCAGAGCGCAATGCTCTGGATAATGCTTTCGCTGATACGCGAGGAGCGACACTCTATACAACATTGTTTCCTTGTAATGAATGTACCAAAGGTATTATTCAAAAGGGTATCAAGACAATTGTGACCCCCAAACCAGACAAATCTCGAACACATAACCATTATGATATAACAATGGCTATGTTGAGAGAAGCAGAGATCCAAGTTTTGTTCGTTGAAACCTTCTTCGAACATTTTGGTGAAGGTAGTGAGACTACACCCTAAACGTCTTGTTTTATTTTATTAGGAGTTTTAATGAAGAAAATTTTTGCAATTTTGGCCTTGGCTACTTCCGCTTCTGCATTTGCAGCTGACTACGTTTCTGTAGATGTTGACAACGTTTTGGGACGTAATGGCGGCAAGGACAGCACAGCACAATACATTCGTGCTGGTAAAGGTTTCGGTGATTATCAGTTGGGTTTGCAAGGCCGCAACGCTAAGAACAAAGATGGCTCAGGCACATTTAGCAGCGTTGAA